GCTAGGCTTAGCATACCAGGAGGGGCATCTCACCCCAGGGATTGCACTAAACTAAATGTTTAGAGCAACAGCGGTTTCCCACCGCTGCCAATCGAACCACCCATCAAGAAGGTGGCCCGCAGGATGTGTATCCCAGTTTGGGGCTACACAGCGCTTCCTCTCGTATCTAGTTCTGTCAAGCCTGACAGATATAGAACTTGAGTTAACCGCACGACGTAAAAAGCTTATGAACAACCCTTCCGGGTTATAGATAAGCGGCTTATGATGCTTGCCAACAAAGATGGCCGAATCTCCGATTCGCATGAACCTCCCTCGAGCACGGTATGCATGGTACAATAACGAACCATGTAGTATCGTACTGCGAGGATGGGTGACACGTACCAGAGAAAACGGAACACGTATGCCGGCATCATCATTCTCCCAGCAAGGCACGGGATTCCACTTAACAAAATTAAGTAGGTAACCAACGGTCTTGCGGAGGACTATGCCTGTTCTTGTTGAGAACAGGTTAAGCTGGTTAATTACGGCGTAGAGCTTCTGCATTGAATCCAGGTGTTTTACATAAACACCCCGGATGTTCCGACCTAAAAAGAAGTCAGAACCACAGGACTCTCGGAAAGGACCTTCAACAAAGGTCTTATCCTTGTTTACAGTAAAACCGCAGAGATGTAGAAGGCGAAGGACATTATCTTTGATGGATTCATCGCAGATTATGTCATCGCCAAATACACCCCAAGCGTCTTTACCGTAGAGCGAATCATGCCGCAGTTTAATGCCTGCAACACGAGCCGCCGCAAGGACAATACAGGAAAAGAACATGGTCTGTAAGGGGAATGTAAAACCATTACCCATACTAGATACCATGTCTAATTCTGTATAGCCTAGCCCCGGTATATCAGTGGATTTGCTTCGGAACCTGCATAAGAGATCATAAAAAGATCTCGGAAGCATGTACTTTAGCATCTTCAATGACATCGAGTCAGAAGCTGAAGACAAGTCAATAGTGACTGGCCCAAAGCCCTGGCTCCCGAGTCTAGCTAGCTCCCTGTTTTTGAACGGTTGGTCCTTAAGATACTTACCGAAGTAAGTATGGATTCTCCGTTCTAGAATTGTGCCTATACCTAATTGGAAAAACATATTCAAATTAGGTTCAACACAAATCACACGGGAGACTGTCTTATCCTTCGGAACAAAGCTCAAGCGGCTACCTGCAACTACATTCGCAGAACCGTGACTGAGCGAACGGAATTGCTCCGCACTATCCCAGTCAGGGAAGGTTGAAATGCAGTCCGTATACAGTTTGTATACGTAAGCGCTCGAACAAGACAGCGGGCTGGCAAATAACTTTGAATAAAAGTCACTGCCAAGCGCACCAACAGCTGAACCAGGTCCGACACCAGCATGATCAAAGATCATCTGGTCGTTCCCAATCAGCGGCTGACCAGCCGGAAACCAGAAATCATATATGGCGCGCTTTAATTCGCCATAAAGTAACTGGTCTTCGTCTGAGTCATCCTGCAACTCCCATTCCTTACAAGAAAAATTCGAAGTAAGGAATTTCAGTAATGCACGACTATCTAATACCTCGGTATTATCCGCCTGTAATTTCTTCAGGAGGGACCGCCTGATATTAGAAGCCGCAGCAAGCTTGGTTGTTAGGCCCAAGTATGGAGGTTCTTGTGAACCATCCAGTCCTTGATCCTTCAAGTCGTCAAGCAGGCATGAGTAAAGAGCATCAGCAGAAATCTGCATAACATCTCTCCCATTACGTAGCTATTTCCTATTCCTCCTCGGCGCAGAGATCTCAGAAGATCAAAGCGCGAAGGATAGCTAGAAGTGTTTCATTAGGCCCATAAAGCCAATATGCAACGAGACTAGCTACGAGAAGCAGAAAACGGACATCGAGAGAAGGCTTTCGCCTCAAACGATGCCCGTGATCAGCGACTCAGCCAGGTCGTTCGACTCTTCATTGAGTAGACCGACAAGGAAGGACACCATGGCCTTAAGGTTGACGCTATCATAGCTGTCAGATCCTGCGGGTATGCTGAATTCACAGCGTACCGTAGCAATATCTGGAGCCTGATTGGCGGCATAGTTAACGCCCTTTCGGATGATGAGTCCGAAGGTGTTTTTCGGAATAGCCCCGTAACGACCTGTCACAGGGTTCGGCGAGGGAAGAGCCTTCGGGTTCTTCGGCTTGTAGAACGTAACTGTGAAAGGGTCAGAGACGGAATGCGTCCTGACGTTCGTCTGCGTGCCACCCAAAGAGGTGACTGCATGTTGAACGCCATTCTGCTCCGGAGCCAGGTCCGCGACAATCCCATATGTTGGGGTCGTGAGCCCGGTGACGGTGCCTCCAGTAGTGGAGGAATCAGGTGACCATGTCATCGTATTTTACCTCAAGGTTAAGAAGTTTTCATAGCTTGATCCGTGCAAGAGCGGCTAAGTTAAGCCATTTCTTGGAGGATATGTCGGGTAAGTTCCATTCAAAATCTGGAATGAAACTGCCTGGTTCTCCTCTGTTCACGGATTTTCGCCATGATGATGTCGAACCTGGAATAAACGTACGACCTTGGCTGACATAACCGTCCTGGACTGTCCACTGTGGTGAATGAGCTTTCGCCTCATAGCGAACTCTCTGAATCACAGTTTCACAAGACCAAGAGATACTGCCAGATCCAAAGGACCATGCGTCTAAGATATCACCAATATTGGTGAAGTAGTCTACCAGAAACGAATACGGAATAAGCTCCCAAACGGTAGGTACAAAATCGCGGGCTGTAAACCCGAAATTCTGGGCCGCCATCAAGGCAGGAGAGTCAGATGCGGTACGAACCCGCACAGCTCCTCTGTAAATGACAAGGTTTTCTTGCCATTCACGCTTATTGACGTAATACGTTGGGGCGGGGTTCTCTGAAATCTGATCAATCAAAGAAAGGACCTTAGCGTCCCGACCATATGCGATGATAGGTTGAATACCTAATCGTTCGCATTGAAGTCGAGCGACGCCTCGGGCGCCATCTTCGATATCACGAATCAGAGGCTGCCACCCAAACGAGTTCTGGAGCCATTGATCAGCTGCGAACTTACCGGCAGACTTGCGCCCGTGTTTCTTGAAGTGGCGTTGAACCGCTTCATGATACGAGTCAAGTCCGTTACGGAAAAGTTTAGCAGGGTTTCTGATCATACGAAGTGTCTCTCTAAGCTCACCGAGCACCACTCCGCCGAGAATGGCGGTTTGTGCTGATCGGGCCTTATTGATAAACTTCTTCTTGGCCAGGTTCTTTGCTTTGGTAATATCCAGATACCCTGGCGAAGGGAGAACTGGAAAGGTACAACCAGTACCTTGACGATTTCTCCACAACATGATGTTGAAGTTCTTGTTATAGAGCTTCTCTTCCATGTACAGGGCAGTATTTCTCATACCGACCTGCGTACCAATAAAACTGGTAGTGGCACTGTAACCTAAACGAATTTTGCGCCGATAGTCCTTAATCGACCCACCTGGAGTCCTAGATTGATCGCCTATAATTGTAGGCAAGATCGTTATCGTAGGAGCAGGGAGGGAAGAAACAGGGGTACCGACGTAAGATTGACGGATAGAATCCAGAACCCACGCAGTTCGCTTAGTTGTGGTTGCCATAGTCGTCAATTACCAAATTGGGGTATCACCCCAAAGAGAGAAGGCGGCAAT